GCCTTGCCCCCTCTCTCCGCGCAGGCGTTGCCGTTTTAGCTTAGTAAAACGTTAGCATATTAAAATAGTAGTATGTTAAAATAATAGCATGACAATAAAAAAGCGTGTAGAACACTACACGCATGTATTGACAAAAAATATTTTTTATTGTATAATATAAATGGGTGATAATATATGCTAGAAGAACATGACAGTATGCTCATTGAACTTTCAAACTGTGTTTCACGTTTGACTACTTTACAGGAGCAAATGGAAAAAACAGTGTTAACAATGAATGAGCGAATTTCTAGTATTGAACAAAAACCATCACAGATTTTAACAATAATTATTACCGCCATTGTTACTGCTGGAATTACTACATTATTTTCTTTGATTATGAGGTAATATTATGGATTGGAAACAAAAATTGACGTCACGTAAATTATGGATGGCTGTTGCAGGCTTGATAAGTGGATTATGTGTAGCGTTTGGTCTTAGTGATAATGATGTTACACAAATATCAGGTATTGTTATGTCTATCGCATCTGTTATCGCATATATTGTTGGAGAAGGTCTTATTGATTATTCTCATAAGGAGTAATATGGAATATAAGTTTTATAACAAGGTGCTTGATTCTTTAGCATATAATCCATCTGTAAACGACAAACAATCCTCTTTCACCTATTATATTTCATTGATGCTTAATTCAACTTCGTCTATTTTTGAGTATGAGGGATTACCTGATACAATGCCCCAACGTGAAATAGAATTGATGTTGAAGATTCAAGGTAAAACTTGTGTTACAAGATGTCCTGACGGTGAAATTCGTATGCTAGGTGGAAACCTCGGCGGAGAGCCTAATCCTTATTATATTCCTGAAAGATTTATTGGGGCTAATCCAGCCTTGAAATGGTCTTATGATTTAAAAATCGATGAAGAATGTGTTCTTATGTATAATGATTCTTCATTTATAGGATTAATGCCGTTATTTACTCGATACGCTTCACAGCTTGTTGAAAGCGATATAACAATGAACATGGCTGTTATTCAATCCCGTATTGTTTCTCTACTTACGGCTAATACGGATGCTTCACGCAAGCAATGTGAGATTTTTATCGAAGATGTTATAAATGGAAAATTGGGTGTTATTACAGACCAAGCTTTTATTGAAGCGATAAAAACAATTCCATATGCAAATACTGGGTCTCAGTCTCTCACGGATTTAATTGAACATCATCAATATTTACAAGCCGCATGGAAAAATCTTCTAGGGATTAATTCAAACTATAATATGAAGCGTGAACGAATTATGAGTGGAGAAGCGTCTATGAATATAGACACACTTTACCCATTAGTTACAGATATGTTAAATTGCAGACGTAGTTGCTGGAATAAAGTAAATACTATGTATGGTACCAACATATCTGTAAAGTTATCTTCAATTTGGGAACAGCACGAGGAACTGTTAACCGATTTACAAGTAGAATCGGAGGGGGATGTGAATGTAGATGACGAATCGAACACAATTAATTGATGTAATAAAAATCACAGATGGTGTGTTTAAATGTATTACAGACGCACACCCCACTGTTCCATGGAGTGGATTTATAACAGGTCTGCAACTAGACTACGAATATATAGGTAATCATTCCGGCGAGAAGATTATTTCTCCTCTTATTGAAAAATTACTTGTTGATGGAGTTCTCCCTAATGATAATCTTAACATTTTGTGTGAAATCATTTACGCACATTTTAGTCGTGTGTGGGATAATTTATATAGTATTTATATTAGTGAATATAGTCCTACTGATTTACTACATTATAAGGAAACAATAGATAGTAATGACAATCTTGTTACAACTTATAATACCATTAATACTAATGTACGAACTGGCTCTATTGCGAGTAATGCATCAGGAAACAACAACATCGATAATAATTATTACGGGTTTAATTCCAGTTCTAAGAATCCAGTAGCCAATAATGTTAATAATGCGACAACAGAAGAGACAGAGACATTTAATAATCTTACAGACAAAAACAATAAGACCGGAAACGACAGTAATGACAAAACAACAAAGTCCATCATAACTAAAGAGGGTGGAAGTAGTGGAATTACACCACAAGAGATAATGATGAAAGAAATCGAATTTCGCTTGTGGGATTATATAGAAGAAGTTTTTAAAACAGTTGATGACATTTTAACTGTAAAAATTTATTCGTAAAGGAGATAAATATGGGAGGCGGGTATCAAAAACTTAATTTAAAAGGACATGATTCCGAGCTTAATTCTACGTCACAAACTGTAGAGGGAATTTGGGACATTTATGAGGGCTCATATAGTAAACCTTTTCTGATATCAAATTATAAAATTGATAGCGTAGAACAAAAAGAACGGTATGTAAATTTTTCAGTAGTATCCACTTTTAAGTATTACGCCAGATGATAAAGTTCAGTTTACTAGTAAAACTATTACTATTGGAGGTTAATTTATGCAGGTATCTCAAATTTTTAAAATTGTAAATGATGCATTGAAGCAAACTGATGGTAATCTTCCTTTGCTTCAGGAAGATTTATCTAATATTATTGATGTAGGAAATTCCATTTTTAACGCAAATTCTTTTGATAATTATGTTAAGAAACTGGTAGACCGTATTGGTAAAGTTGTTTTTGTTATTCGTCCGTATAGTGGACTTGCTCCGTCTATATATATGGATAGTGTAATATGGGGAAGTGTAACACAAAAAATCAGTTCGGCTGTTCCCGAAGCGGTAGAAAATGAAAGTTATGAACTGGTTAACGGCGCTACTTACGACCCGAATCAAGTTAATTTGCCGGATGTGTATGTCAAATTTTTCTCTAAATATGTAACTTTTGAAGTTGATAGAACTATAACAGAGAAGCAGTTGCGTAGTGCTTTTACGGGGGTTGCAGAACTTGATGGCTTTATTTCCATGATATTCAATGAAATTAGTAAAGCATTTACGATTGCCATTGACAATCTAATTATGCGTACGATTAACAGTGCTATCGCTGATACACTGTATAAGGATTATAACAGTGGTACAGAATTTACAGGAGCTTCGCACACGAGGGCGGTCAATTTACTTTATCTTTATAATCAGAGATATTCAACAACTCTTACTGCGGCTCAGGCTGTCACAACTCCTGAATTTGTACGTTTTGCCTCCTACTATATGGCACTCTATTCTGATAGATTGTCTCGTGTGTCTACGCTTTTTAATGTAGGTGAAACACAGAAGTTTACACCGAAAGAGGAACAACATTTTATTCTTTTATCTGAGTTCGCCCGTTCTGCTGACGTATTTTTGCAGTCTGACGTTTATCATAACGAGCTTACTGCTATTACAAAGTATGAAGTCGTTCCCTATTGGCAAGGCAGTGGTGTTGATTATGCATTTGACTCTACCAGTGCTATCAATGTTATTTCTGGTAGTGGTAATACTGTAACCGCAAGTGGTATTCTGGGCGTTATGTTTGATAGATATGCTCTGGGTGTTACTAATATTGAACAATGGGTGAATACGCAATATAATGCAAAAGCAGATTTCGTAAATTATTTCTATAAATATAAAGCAGGTTACTTTAACGACCTCAATGAGAACTTCGTAGTTTTCTTTGTCGCTTAAGTATCACATAAACGGGGTGTAAGTTTGCGGGTTCTTACACCCCGCCTCCCTATATAGAAAGGATTAATTTTATGGCCTATTGGTATCGCATTTTGACAGGATATAGTAGTGGTACAGTAAATTATTATACTGTTAATAACGGTTTTCATACAAAAATGAAAGACGCAGACGGTTTTACAACATACAATTATGAAATTTATGCTACTGTAAGAGTAAATACTTATGCGTCTGCAGTGACCACATATTACAAAGACGGAACATCGACATTGCATGGAAGTTATATTAGGTATAACAATGGTATATTATTAAATGGTTATCCGTTAGTACTTAAATCGACAGTACAACGTGTAGAAAGTTGGTTAAAGACTTTACCGGGGGGTAGTATTAAGGGAAAATACACGATTCCATCAGTAGTTACAGATCCTGCATTATCTTCTTCGTCATTGGACCGTGGAATGATTCCTTTGCATGTAACAATAAATGAAAAAACATATAATTACATGTTATTGGATTATAAAAATAATGGTGCTTGGGTACAGCAAAGATACACAAATGTCAATGGCGATATATCGGATATATATTTGTGTAACATAGAAAACAATACACCAGGGTCTGAATATCCTGAAGATAGTTTAAAGATATATTCTAATCATCAATTTATAACTGAATTGCAGAATAAAACAATAGATTTCGGAGAGGAACAAGAAATTCCGAAAGAACTTGCTAATTTTTTAAAAAATAATCTTAAGGAATATGATGATGGCTCTTTGGACATGATTTTATATCATAACAATGCGGAACGAAATCGAGTTGATAAAACTAATTTTCTTGAAAGTGTTTCAACTTTGAATGGTTATTTACGTGACAAAACATCTATCACAAACCCCTCAATTATAATTGAAATGAGTGAATTTCCTACATTTAATTATGTTTATCTTCCAAAATTCAATCGCTATTATTATGTTACAAATATATTATCAATTGCTACAAATTTATGGCAAATAGATATGCATGTCGATGTGCTTATGTCTTATAAGGACAAAATACTATTACAATCGGCGATTATTGAACGCAATGAATACGAATGGAATCCTTATTTGATAGACAGTTCATTACCCGTGTCAAAAGAACCGAATATAACAGTTGAAGAAGTTCCTCAATCTATTATAAATACAGGTCAGCCAGCTAATCGTAACTTTATTCTTATGGTGGTAAGTTAATATGAGTACAAACATATCTTTTCCGCATTATTCATATGCACCGTATACTAAATTCAATAATGCATACGCACTTACAAGTACGGAAGTTACTGCTTTTGAAAGTTATCTAAACACACCTACATGGGGGGATTTAATTAATTCGTTATGGCGTAATGAGCCAATACAGAATGTCTGTTCTCTTACTATATATCCATTTGATATAGCGAATGTTACGCCCGATGTAATGGTTGATAGTAATATTTATATCAATAATAAGGACACTGGAATAGCTTCAAAATTAATTTCTAATGGTCTGGTGCTGGCACGTGTTAATATTTGTAACAAACAAATTATCCCATATTTCAATAATTTTCTTGATTATGCTCCATATACACGAATCGAAGTGTTTATTCCATTTCTTGGAATAATTGAACTTTCTACATCTGAATTTATGGGGAAAGTATTACGGATAGATTATGTATTTGACTTCAATTCCGGAATGGCTTCTGTTTATATTATGGCCGATGAAGTCATAAAAATAACAAAAATGGCGCAAGTAGGTCAGCAAATACCTATTGGGTCAAGTAATCAACGCACTATGTTTCAATCACTTTTGCAGGGAATTGGAGGACTTGGAATATCTGCAGCTGCTCCGTTTGTTATGCCAAGAAGCGCCTTTTCTGCACAAATGAGACATATTGGTGGTATGGCAATAGACGACGTAAAATCCACTGTTAACACAATCAGTAATATGCAAATGGAAACCACGGTACGCGGAGATTTAACAAATGCTTTTCTTTCTTATTATGCTCCAAATAATGTATATATCATATATACACGCCCAACTATTCAAGAACCGTCAACATACAAATCTCTTATTGGTAAGCCCTCGTTAATGAGTAAAAAATTAAATCAATGCTTTGGATTTACTCAAATAAATTCTATTCATCTTGAAAATTTTGATAGTGCTTTAACTGAGGAACTTACCGAAATAGAAAATCTTTTGACACAGGGTATTATTTTAGAAAAAGAAGATTCGATAGAACTTACGACGCCGATATTGACAGATTTATCAACCACGGACATATGTAAATTCAGTTTCCCTAATGACTCACGAGCTTATGCATATCGGGTTTATGTTGACGGTGTGGAAATGGGATATCCTTTAAATTGGTCTGCGACTCTTGAAGATGATGTATATACGGTGACTATGAACAATAATTCGTTCCCCGATTATAAGACATATTCTATTACCGTTCAAGCATATGCACGACAAGGAACAATATACAAGGACAGCGATATTTCATCTCCGTTATCATGGACTAAGAGTAAAATAAAACTTACGACGCCGATATTGACAGATTTATCAACCACGGACATATGTAAATTCAGTTTCCCTAATGACTCACGAGCTTATGCATATCGGGTTTATGTTGACGGTGTGGAAATGGGATATCCTTTAAATTGGTCTGCGACTCTTGAAGATGATGTATATACGGTGACTATGAACAATAATTCGTTCCCCGATTATAAGACATATTCTATTACCGTTCAAGCATATAGTAATAATGAGCAGTACGAGAATAGCGATATTTCATCTCCGTTATCATGGACTAAAGCTACATCAACCGTTACCGTAACATTAAATTCGGCAGGAATACTTGATGATGCTGAGCCAGATTATAACGAGTGATACTACAGTAACACTATATTATAATAGTAAACCAAGTTGAAAGAGGATGACTATCATCCTCTTTTTTTGCACCATAATAAGTAATTTTTTACAATCTCTCCAACGGTATTATCCTGATAATATACTCTATCCGTAATAAAATACCATTTTATTTGGACATCGATATTATCCTTTGAGTTTAGCATATTTCTACGCCAATTACAACGGGGGTCATAAGAAGTTGAATATATCAAATCGTTGTCCTCGCTTTTCAATGGTGTTGTTTTTCTATGAATAAAAGTAAATGTTATATTATTAGTAACAACTATTTCACATTGGAGTATATTATTGTCAAATATAATAAAATATGTGTATATAATTTCATTTGATTTGTACTTGAAAGGACAATGGGGATAAATATCCATTTCCCATGTACCCGTTGTTATCATTTCTAGTTTAGGATTTTCAAAAGCAAATAAAAAGTTACTGTTCTTTTTTCCTTTATTAGATAATGATTCACAATATTCAACCGCAACCTTTAATTCGCTATTTCCGTATTCATAAACATCAATATCCCCTTGCTTCATTTTACGAACACGATACAACCCCATTTCGTCAAAATAAGGACAGTATTGATTAACAGTATTACCGAGCATAAATATTTTTATATTAGTTCTTAGTCGTGCAATCGTACTAATAACATTCATAAACAAAACAAACTCATTTTGCAAATATCCACTACGTGTTAAAAACTCATCAAAAATGATTGTCGTTATACCAGGGTATGAAGTGGATTTATCATGCTCCATAGCAGAAAGAGAAAACCCGTATGCCAAAGGTTTAACATCTACTATGCGTTTATCATCTTCATATCTGCACAAAAACCAACGAGAAGAATAATAATAGATATCAGTCCACTCTCCCTTTGTCAGTTTTTTAATCTCTTCATTTGCCACTATCGAATCAAACATTGTTGCACCACGTTTGCCTTTAAAGTCGTCACCCCATCTTCTTATAATAGCAAATTGCTCTCCTGTTTCAATATATTTTTTTAAACTATATAACTCAACGCCATAAGTTTTACCGTTACTGCGTTCTCCTATAACCATATTATATGTACAACCTTTTGATAATATATTTTTAGGAGACCAAAACATAGAATTTTTACTCATATTCGTTTATCCTCAATTCCTCTTAAAAAATCTGCATATTGCTTAGATATTTTTAAAGTGTAATCAGCTCCCGACAAATTTACAGAACTCATTTCATGAAAATGCGCCACTTTTCCTTGGTAGTCAGTTAACTGACCCTCTTGTTCATAATCAATATAAGTGTGTGTTAGTTTCCCTGTATATTCTGACGGAATTTCCAATTCATCATTAAAATTCTCGAACACTTCATCACCATATTTTTCTTCCATATATTTAATAGCACGCTGTTTATTTAGTCCAGATACTGTAAGAACTTTTTTTCCATCATATTCTACAATATATCTTTTAGCCCCTAATGTTTTAAATTTGTCATATATATGCTCAAAATCCCATACACCAAGAGGTTTTACTTCGCCTTTCATATTTTTAGGTGAAAGCAATGAAATATCAATTTCATAAACATTACACATATACTTTAACTTTTTAAGTATGTTTTCATTATATTTTTCAAAATATTTTAAATGATTCTTATAATTAAGAATCTTAACAGAATCTGTGTCCGAATAAACATAATCATTTCCACATTCATATATGGCAGTGTATAAATTACGCCTTGCATATGAAGTTATCCAAACTCCCCACGGATAAAATAAAAACCTTTTTTTACTTTTATTATATTTATTTATTTCCGCTTCATAATCAACACATACTTTTCCCCAATCTTCATTATATGTTATTTCATCTCTGCAAATATCAGTAACACACATTCCATAAAGTGAATTTATAAATTCCTTACTATTTAAATATTCCACTTCTTTCCCCTCTACCCCTTTTAATAATGTTTTATCATTATACAACTTTAATATTGCAAATATAAATTCTTTCGGTAAAAAGCCTTTCCGATATCTTCTAAAATTATGTATAACAAATTTGTCTACATGATAAAATTTCTGAATCATTTTAAAGTCGGTTTCCGTTAATGTTGTTACCAGATAATCAGCAACATATATACGACCATTATTTAATATTGGATTTTGAACTTTTCTACATTTTGAATAAGACAATATATTTTCGAACTCAGTTTTTGAATGTATATTATAAAATTCACAGTCAAATAAGCAACAATAATTTTTTAAATTATATTCTAGTTCTGCCTGTGTTTTTATATTAACTCTCTCACTGGACGACATAGGAAATAATTCTGAAAGCATTACAGCAGGATATGAAGATGTTAAATCATAGGAAGCAACATTAAATAATATTTTACCACTATAAAAACTATTAGCATGTGTAAATCCTCCCGTAAAAGCTTTTTTTAATTGGTCATATTCATCTACTGTTAATTTCATTGATTCGATAAATGTACGATATCTATTATAATTATCTGACCGTTTAACTCCTTTCAAATTTGAATAGAAACATTTTTTACGACAATAATCGCGTACAAATCCCGTCTTTGTTAATTGTATTCTTGTTATATCACCATATTGCTCAATTAGCTCTCTTATGTATGACATGACCACACGAACATCATGTTCACAATACTGTAATTCTTTTTCTGTTAAAACTGTTTCAGAATTCCTTAATAGTGAATAATCCAAATCTCCTACCATCTTCTGTACTTTGTATTTTGTTAAATGCTCACCCACCTTAGATAACGAATAACCACTCAATTTATAGGAGCATCTAAATTCTATACCAAGTTCTGAAAGACAGCGCACAGGTTCCCGCTCTTTTACCGCAAATACTTTATTCCATTTTATTAAATTACGAATAAATTGAAATTCAAATGATAAATTATGAACATAACAAACAAGTATTTGTTTATCACATAAATTTAATTCTTCTGATAAAATAGTCAGCAATTCGATAAATTCCTGCCAATAACGTCCATATACTACATAATCATCTATGCCGAATGTCCATTCATACATCACACCATATTTTTCTTCATTTTGAATAAATGATGTTGTTTCTATATCAAACGCACATGGTATATTATAATACGATATTTTTTTATTATCTTTAACTTTTTCAAAGAAACAGCTTTTTAATAGTAAATGAAATGACTCCTTATTATATCTAAAAATCCCCTCCCTCGAAAAAATCGTCATCGGAAAAGATGTATGAAATGTCTTCGATACGCTCATCATATTCCTCCGCCAACCACGACTTAACTTTTTCTATAATATCTGATGGATTTTTTTCAAAGTACATAAAACGTCCTATTGCTCTTTGCAATTCATCTGAACTTACATGTAATTTACCTATCAAGTCCGGATAATCCTTTAATATATTATTATATACATTCCAGAACAACAATGTCTCTTCGGGTGTTAAATACATACCTATTCTCTCTCTAAATTCACTAAAAGTAGTTTTCCATCCTTTAACAGTCGACGTTTTATTTCTTAAAAATTGCGAAACTCGGGTAAATTCGCCCCTCAATTCATTTAAATTCTTGCCTTTTACAGAAAAATGTGTCCCCCCCTTACTTCTTTCAATGGCTGAATAAGCAGGAGATAACACGCCACCTTGAACAGATTCAAGTCGTTTTAATCTTTTATTGGCAGTTGAGGCTAATTGTGAGACATATTTCGATAATGTCTTTTTATCAAGTTTCAGAAAATCTTCTATACTTATATCTAGAATCTCAGAAGTTATCATTTCGATATCACCTTTTTTAATTTATGTTCAGAATTTTGAATATGGTCAGTTAAATACCTCATTGCATGTATTTCTTCAAATAAATCTTCGCCATAATAATTAAACAATCCATTAACAATATACCACAGAAAAACATTGATGTTATCGGATTCGCCATGCTCAAAATGAGAAATAAGTCTTCTTGACTTTCCTG